TTACAGGAAGCCCATGACGGTGCGGCCCCCCGCCGTACCTTTTCGGACCTGGGTCACGCCCCGGATGGTATCCTGCCGCTGATGACTTGTCCAGCGGCAGCCGGTAAACTCCTCCACGCCGTTGTTGCGTGTTACCTTCAGTGTAAAGGGCTCCACCGGATCCGGGGGCTCGCTGGTGCCCGGGCTCAGCAGTTCCTCCAGGGTAAAGGTCCAGGCCGCATCGGCGATTTCCGTCACCTCATCGGAGGTAGCCCGCTGAGCAGAAAAGCTGATCACCTGCTCCATGGGCTGCTGCCCGATGGTAATGGCATAGCCGGGGCCTGCGGACCATTTATTTTCCATGGCCGTGCCGAAAAACTCCGCTTCGATGCCGATGTAAAACACATCCGCCATCTCGTCGAATTTACACAGATCCTTGACGCAGGTGCCGCCCATCTTCTGCAGCGCCTCAATGGCCCGCAGGGCCGTGCTTTCGCACAGGCTGCCGCCTCCGGAGGAGGGGCTCATAATGACCACCTTCACCGCCGTGGTCCGGACCGACCGGTCCATCTTCCCCAGCTGCACCGCAGCCACCGGACCTGTCAGCGCCGGGATCCGCCGGCCGGGATAGGCTTCATCGGCCCGAATGGAAACACCGGACAAAGCCGTAATGACATTTCCTACGATTGTCCCCAAGTATCCTCACCGCCTTTTTCCACGCACATGCCCCAGCAGTACACGGGGCCCTCCCGATCCCAGACCAGTTCCGTCCGCCGCAGCCAGTAATCCTTACTTCCCACCGTCAGCGTGTCACCGGCCTCCGCCGCCGGCTCCACAGGGCCGATGTAAACATACTGCCCCCGGGGAATTTCACCCAGGGGGGAGTAATCCCCCTCCAGATACTGCCAGCTTTTGCTGCGCACCGGCTGGAAGAATGCCCGGATGGGATAATCCTGCCCTTCGTGGCGCAGCGTTACCGCTGCGCCGTAGGTATTGAGGATCTTTCCAACCATCTGAACCATGCTTACACCCCCCGGAAGGAGAAGCTGTCTTTCAGATAGGGTGCGATCATCAGCTCCGCCTGGGCCCGCAGGCAGTTGGATGCCGCATCATGGCTTGCAGCACCCTTGCGCACCGTAAAATCCCCCACAGTGATCTGCTCCACAGGCACATCCTCGGAAACAGAAGCCAGGGCCGCCAGCGCCAGGAGGCTGGCAGCGGCAACAAAGTCCGCCTTGCAGTCCTGGGCCGTCAGGCCCTCCCGGAGCCGGGCATTTAAGGATGCGGTGGTAGCCGTGCACAGAGCCCCCAGCACGGCCTGCTGCCGCTCGGTCAGTTCTCCTGCCAGCAGCAGGGCCTGGGCCAAAACCTGATCCCGCAGCATCATACGTTCAGCACCGCAGCAGCGCCGTCGCAGATCTTTGCAAAGCCGGAGATGGCGGTAATGGCAGCACGCTCCAGCTGCTGATCGATCAGCTTGTCATACTCCACCAGCACTTCGCCTGCCTTCACCTGCTCCAGGGCATAGCGCTTGTCCAGGCCGATGATCACATCGTCGCCGACTGCGCCGGTGCGGTGCAGCTGGGCGCCCAAGGGGGTGCCGAAGACGCCGGTGCCCTGGAAATTCAGACCGGTCTGAGGATTCTGCAGCTCGGCGATTTTCAGCATCTTGGTCATGGTGGGGGTGGAGCACAGCAGGCAGTTCATGGTGAAGGGATCAAACTGGCCCCAGAATTCCACCATCTGATCGTAGGTCAGGGTACCCTTGGTGCCGGAGATGGGAGAAGTGCCCACGGTAAAGCTGGCTGCTGCATTGTTGTTGCCGTCGCCATTGATGATCACATTGACCGCGTCCTTCAGCTGCTGCTTCTGGATGTAGGCACCGATCTGACGCAGCATCACACCGAACAGATCCAGTTTCTGGAAGCGGATGGCCTCATAGGAGGCAACCAGCATTCTGCCCCGCTTGGAAAGGGAGACCAGATGCTCCTTGGTCTTGATCTCGGTGGTGGGGATGGCAGCGCCCTCGGCCACATCCTTCAGTTCCCGGTCCCCATCCTCCATGGCAGAGTAGATGCTGCGGTAATCCATGGCATCGATGACGGTGGTGGTCGCCACGATGGAGGGCAGGATGTCATTTTCCTCCATACCGGCCCGGACGGTCCGGGCAATGTACTCGGGGAACAGCACCGCAGAATCGGAGGTTGCGAAGAACTTCTCCACAGGAGAAGAGCCCGCACCCTTGGCCCGGATGCCGAAGCGCTTCAGCTGGCGCTGGAAGGCATCGGTACCCTCCAGAGCGGTGCCGCGGTAGTTTTCGCTGGGGTCCAGGGACTCCAGCACCTGGGAAAAGGACTTGCCGCCCTGACGGTACATACCCTTTTCCAGTCTCAGATTGTCATAACCCATTTTCATTTTCCTCCTAAAAGTAATTATATCGTCACCGGAACCCCGGTAACTTCCATGTAAATCCATATCCAGCTTGTCGGGATGCCCCGACAGGCAATGCGTTACAGACTGCCCCGGTCAAATTTAGGCCTTTGGGCCCCTCGACCGGTCGCTATTACCCGCTCGGCGCATGGAATTCGGCAGGGCGCAAGTCGGGACACTTGCGCACTTCGTAGAAATTCTGTAGGCCTTGCCTGTTTCGGAGGGGGATTCTAAAGGGGGGCGTCTTTGTAAAAAGCCACCCTTTAGCCGACTTCTTTGGTTACTTTCTTGTTCGGAAACAAGAAAGTAACATCGACCATTGGATCGATAAATTTCAATTTCTCTCTTAAATCAAAAATCCGCTCTCCACGATCTCACCGTTCCGGAACGTACCGCCCAGCTGCGTCACAGCGGGCAGGCTCTCCGCCAGCCGCTCATCCAGAGCCTTCTGAAGTTTCAGCAGTTCCTCCGCCCCGGCCTTCTCCACGATGGCGCGCAGAGTCGGCTCATCGGCACCCAGCTCCAGAGCCAGACACAGACGTACCACATCGTCCTGAATCTGCTTTTTGTAGCGTCTTCCCAGCTCCGCTTCCTTAAAGAGCGCCCGGTATTCTGCCTGGGCGCCGAAGCTCTCCGCCAGTTCCTTCAGGGTCCGCTTCCCGGCACCCATGCCCTTCAGCACCCCGGCATCCCGCTGGGCCGGAACCGCCACAAAGGAAAACTCGTATGCATCCACAGGTTCCTTCAGAATGGCGCAGCACAGCTGACCGTCGTAGTATTCGCCCTTTTGATGGCCGCAGGTGCCGTATTCGCTGCCGCAGACGGAGCAGATGCTGTAGCCCATGGCGCAGCCTACGGAAACCTCCTTCTTGATGCCGGCTTCGATGTCCGCGATCACCTCGTCGGCATGACCGCCCTTCGGATGTAGGCCCAGGCCTTGATGTAGCTGCCGCCCTCCTCTTTTACCACTTCCGTGGCAAAAATCCGGGCCACCTGGGCATCGGTGCTCCATTTGTGATCCACGATGCCGGTCTTTCCGATAAAGAGCTTTGCAAGGCCCGGGAGCGCCGCGGTATCAAACCGCTCAAAATCCCGGTCGATTCCGTCATCGCACAGCCGCAGAGAAAATACATACACCTGATCCGCTGTCAGCTTTGCCTTGGCCTGGGCATTGATGGCCTCCAGCTGCACCTCAGTGGGCACCCCGCTGCTGACCGCCTCCGTTGCTTTTCTGATTTCCATTTGTTAACCTCCCTGTGCTTCCATTCGATATTTTTCCGCCTGAGCCCGGTAGAGGTCCGCCTTGGCCTCCTCGGTAATATCCTGCAGGCTGATGTCATCCCATTCAATGTCCACCCGGTTGTCCAGGCCCTCCAGGGCAAGGTAAGTCCTGCAGATCCGCTCGATGGCCGGCTGAACGGTGCGCCGGATGGCCCAAAGCTCCGAGGTAAGAATATCCGCCTGCTGGGCGCTCATCCGCTCGGTGGTGGTCCAGTTGAGCCCTAAGAGGAAGGGCGGCAGGCCGGTTTTGGACACCAGCTGCTCCAGAATCTGCCGCACCGGCACCTCGGAATCCAGAATGGGACTCTCCCCGCCGATGACCTTGATCTCCACATCTCCCACCGCCACAAAGTCCCTCACCGTCCCGGTCTTTCCGTCCTCCATGGCCCGGCTCCACTGGTCCGCCACGGCTTTGCCCCGTTCCTGGGCCACCGCAGGGTCCAAGTCCTCGCCGCCCTTGCAGATGACGCTGTAGCGGATGTTCCCGGCCCGCTCCCAGTTGGTGCCGATGGTCTGATAGATCTTCATCAGAATGTCCGCCAGGAAAGGCATCCCCCGGAACATGCTCACCCCGTAGGGGCTGTCGGGCTCCGGATTCATGGTGGTAAACAGCAGCAGCTGCTGACAGGGCAGCGGTCTTACCAGCCCCCGCTCATCGGGCCCCCACAGCACCATATCCAGGGGATTCTTCCCCTCGTGGATCTCCAGCGCTGTCACATCACCCCAGCATACTGCCCGAAGCTTCCCCTTCGTCACCACCATCTCCCCCACGGCCCGGCCGTAGGTCAAAAGACTGTCCAGATAGCCGCTGAGGAAATTGCCGATGCCGAACTGGCCTCTGCCGCAGGGCACAGTTTTGAGAAATTGCTCCAGTTTTTCCTGGGCGATTTCATTGCGGCACCGGACTTCAAAGCCCCCGGAGAGCCGCACCAGCTTCCCCACCGCCGCATCCAGCACCGGGATGGCCTGGCGCATCTGATGGTAGATTCGTTCCTCCCCGGTGCCCAGGGGCACATACCCTCTGAGGGCCCCGAAGGGATGTACATTGCCGCTGCGCAGCTGGGTAACTGCCGCAACGCCGTTTTTCTCCTTCTTTCTCCAATTCACGTCTGTAACACTCCTTTCATTTTTTCCGCTCCACCGCACAGGCGGCAAAGCCCACTTCCTTCCGCCCCAGCACCGTGGATACGAAATAGCGCATATCGTCCATGGCATGGTCGTGCTCCTTTCTGACCCGGTCCTTTGCGCCTCCGGACAGATCCCACACATACTCATCCATTTCCCGGATGCAGTCGGCGCAGTCCTGGCAGATGACGATCCTGCCCTGCTTCAGGGCATCCGAGGTCAGCCGGATGCCGGAGAGCACATCGTTGTCCGCCTTCTGAACCCGCCAGCCATGCCTGCGCAGCACCTCTATAAAGCTGGCTGCGCTGGGATCCACGATCACCGCCGTAATCTCCCGGTCTCCCGCCAATTTTTGCAGCTGCGCCGCATACTCCTCGTCGGTCATCTGATGCTGGGCCGCCCGGGAACTGAAGTAAAACTCCTTCACCCGGTACCAGATCCCCTCTCGGAGCCCCCAAAGGCCCATGGATGTGGGATTCACCGTACCGTAGTCACAGGAAACATACCATTTTCGGTACCCCTCCGCCGGGGCGGGCCTGACCATACCGGGCTCGAAAAAGTCATACACTCTCCCCTCCGCCTGGACCCACTGACCCTGTATGAACCGGCGGTAGAAGACCCCGGTGTACAGCCGCTCATACCTGGCCCTGATCCGGGGGGACAGGGACGGATTGTCCTCCATAGTAAATGCAAGCCGCAGACAGTTCCGTTTTTCCGCTTCCTGGATCCAGGTTTTGTAAAACCAGTGGGTGGGCCCCGCCGGATTGCAGTTGAACCAGAGCCTGCTTCCGGCCACCGAGCACCGGGCGCAGGCCTGCTCCACAAAGCTGCGGGGCATCAGCACCACCTCATCCATCAGAATCCCGGCGAAGGTAATGCCCTGAATGAGACTTGCAGAGCTTTCATCCCGGCCTCCGAAGATGTAAAACCGGTTTTCGTGGCCGTGGAAGGTAACCGTCAGCAGATTTTCCGACCGTTTCTCCTTCCAGACCATTCCCAGCCTGCTCAGCCGGGGCAAAATCTCCGACAGAACGTTCCGCCGCAGGGACTGGATGGTTTTTCCGCAGATGCCAAACCGCTGTTTGTCGAAGCTCAGCATGGCCCACAGGAAAAAACCCATCCCCATGGCCAGAGTTTTCCCCGACCGGACCGCCCCGTCGCAGACGATGGCATCATACCGGGCCGTTTCGTTCCCCGGCATCCACCAGTTGATGGCAGTGCGCTGTTTTGGGGAAAAGGCTGTGTAGTTCACTGATTTTCCTCTCCCTGCAGCGCCCTCAGAAAGGCTTCCAGATCCTCCCCCGACTCCTCTGCCACCGCTGCCAGCTGTTCCAGGGCCCGCAGCCGGTCAATGAGCTTGATCTCCACGGTACCCTTGTCGTTGCGCTTGACCTCGCTGAGCAAGCTCAGATCCAGCCGACCCAGCTTGGGATCATCCTCCAGCGCCAGCCGGACGCAGTCATTGGCTTTCCCGAAGGCCAGCTCCGCCAGACGCCTTGTCACATCCGCCCGGGATACTTTTCCGTTTCGGATCCGTTCCCGGAGTGCTTTCTCTCCTTCCTTCCGGTCCAT